CCTAGAGATTCGCAAAGTTAAAGACTACATTGTCAAAGATGTAGAAACCCAGGAAACCCGATGGCGCCAAGGTGAAGGTACCATTGATGGGTTTAAGCGGTGTTCTAAAACTAACGAATTAAGACCTGAAGTTAAAGCTAAGACTACTACACGATCTTTCTATGGAAATGATTTAGTGTTTTTTGCCAACATGATGAGAGGATGTGTTTCTCTCAAGCATGTTTTGCGAGCGTCCCAAGAATTGAGTGAGTGCTTTGTAGGAGTTACAGCACAAGGAAAGGATTGGAGACGTTTACTGCAATTTATTAGTCGAGGTGGAAAATTCAAGAATTTTATCTGTGGGGATTTTTCCGGATATGATACTCAGTTGCCAAAAGTTTTGTTGGATAAGGCAGCGAATATTGTGATTGAACTTGCGAGACGAGGTGGAATGAGTGAGAGTGACCTCGAGTTTTTGCGTGGAGCATTGTCGTCAGTTGTGTCGCCTGTATTGTTTTGGCAGGGACACGTCCTCCGAGCAGCAAATGGTCAACCTTCGGGTCAACCATTGACTGTTGAGATCAATAGCATCATTAACAGTTTGCTAATGAGAATGGCATTCTTTGTTGTTATTGCAGAGGACTATCCAGAATTCAAGGATTTGTCTTTCCGAGACTTGGTGGCTCTTGCTACCTACGGAGATGACAACCTGATGGGAGTTGACGATCGCATTCCTATGTTTAATCACACTAGAGTGCAGTCTATTTTTGCCAGTTGGGGAATCAAGTATACTATGGCAGATAAGGAGGCTGACTCTGTACCCTACCAGACTCAGGAGGAAATCTCTTTCTTGAAGCGTGGCTTTCACTTTAATCGAGAGTTGGATTCCGTTGTTGCTCCTATTGAGAATCAATCAATTGTGAAGGCTTTCTATTATTGGGTTCGCCCAAAGAATACGCCTTTGAACTTTCAAGCACAATTTGGAGCTCTGGTAGACAGTCAGGTACGGGAGGCGTGCCTGCATGGGAGGGAGTATTATAATGATTTCTGCAAATCCATTGAATTGCTCGCTGAGAAATCGGTGGAACAGAAAGAAGAATTTCACATCAAGTTCAAACATTATTACCTTCCCAGTTATGATGAGATGGTCGTTGAGTTGTATGACGCTTATCATGACAAACCGCTGGTCGACATTCCAGACTTTGATAGTCAAGTTGACCAAGCAACAAACAATTCCTCTGTATAGAGGTCCATGAGAATTTGAAGAGTTCGGTAACCTAGAATTTGTCCTTGGGCGTAGCCATGCGCCGACCGTTAAAAATAGTCTTTCATGTACTGATTTACCACAGTTTATAATAATATGCACTAAATATATTTTCTGTAGGAATGTCATGATTGTCGTACAAGTCTCAGAGGAGACCGAGTATTTGTTTTATGTGTATGACTCTGCATCAGCTTGACATGGCTATGCAGTTTATCAAATTATGTCCGTAGTACCTTTTTAATCTTTTTAATTTCTTTCTTTTCTTTATATAATACATTATTATCATTATTGTTTGTTTGTACTCGTTTTGTTGGATTTGGGCCGTCTGATCCAGACAAGTTGTGTAACGAGGCGGATGAGTTGTTAAATCTCTTACCTATGGTTGAGTGTGGTTATGAGTGTGGCTATACTCCTGGTTCTTATGTTTCTGCTGTTAAAAGTAAGATACGAGACCTGGAGAAGTTCGCTAATGATCCATTCTCATTCAGAAGGAGAGAAGTGCTAAGGATGATATCTAATTTGCGTGGAGTAGCGAATAAGATAGCACTTACAATTCAGCCGAATGTGGTTAGACGGCAACCTTTTGGCATTGCAATTTGTGGCGAGCCCGGAACAGGCAAGACTTTTACAGCTATGGAGCTTAGTCGTGCCTTGTGCTCGTTGTTAAAACCTGTGACAAGAGACGAGATTATAGTTCTGAATGAATCTGATGATTTTCAATCGGAATTTCGCACCCGGCATAGAATCGTTGTGTTCGATGATCTGGGAGCTTCTCGTGCTGCAGTCACTGGTCGAGATGACTATAGAAAGGTGATAGATTTCATTAATAATGTCCCTAAGACTTCCTTAAATCCCCATTTGGAACTTAAAGGGAATGTCTGGATTCAACCAGATATTGTGGTGGTGACCACAAATGAAAGATTACCTTTTCGCTTTTTGCATGCTGTCTCGTGTA